TGGAGGCTTACATTTATTTTTATTCTTAGATGATTGGTATCCAGTTAAAGATGTATTAAAAAAATTAAACGAGTGGAATAAAAATTTCTTTCAAGCATTAGAAGTATTTCCAATGAATAAGTGTATGAATATGCCTTACTTTAATATGAATGCTACTACTGAGTTTGCTTATAATGAAAACAATACACCAGTAATGATAGGAACATTTATAGATATTGTTGAAAATAAAATAGTATCTCTAAAGCAGCTTAATGAATTAAAAGTAAAAGAATATGAACCAGAGGAAGATTGGAAACACTATCCACCGTGTATTCAAAAAATGATTATGGATAAGTGGGCAGGTAATCATAGAAATGATTTACTTTATAATGTTGGTGTCCTAGAGATGAAAAAAGCTGACGGTAATATCAATGCCCAGGAGATGTCTCGTATATTACAAAAAAGAAACCAGGAGATATTTGTAACACCAATGGATCCAAAAGAAGTAGAATCTTCTGTAGCTAAATCAGTTGTTAAAAAAGATTACAGTTATAAGTGTCCACCAAAGCTTGGCGCTATTACTCCAATATGTAACAAGGATGTATGTAAGTTTAGAAAGTTAGGTATTGGTTCACAAGTACCAGATTTAATTGATGAGTTTGAAGATATAGAGTTTACTAGAAGTCCTACTTCAATTGAATATTCTTTTGTATTCCAAGGAGAGAAGATAGTTATTAATCCAGAAGATATGAAGGATGAGAAATCTTTTAGAGTTAAGTTATTAAAGTATGGGATCTATTGGATAACTTTACCTAGACCAAAATCGGGTCCTTCTCCATTTGAGATGTTAATGGCAACAATAGTTAAGAAAGCAACTGAGAATGAGAAGATGAAGTTTGAAGATTCTGTAGAAGAACAGAAATATAGTTTTCTTAAAAAGTTTTTTGAAAGCCATATTGAAGAAGATGATTTTGATAAACTTAAAGATAACTATGTTGTATTGGATTCTGATTCTAATATTTGTTACTTTAAAAAGATTACCTTTGAAAATTTTTTAGGTAAGAACAAAGTATTTAGAAGTGCAAGTGAAGCATTAAATATGTTGGGTTGTGAAAGATTACCTTATCATCAAGGTGTACAAAATGTTTGGTGTGTAAAGATGCCTAAGTTTGTGGATTATAAAAACATAGGTACTGAGAATAAAGAATCTAAAGAAACAGTATCGGAGATGGATGATGAATTCCACACAGGAAAATTTAGAACTTAAAAAATTAAAAAAACTTTACCATAAAACAGTAAAGATATTTGGTCCACCAGGAACTGGAAAGACTTATACTTTAATTGAAAGAGTTTTAAAAAATCATATTAGAAAAGGAGTAAGGCCTAATGAAATTGCTTATTTGTCTTTTACTAACAAAGCAGTTAATACAGCTGTTAGAAGAACCATGGAATCTTTTCCTAACTATACCACAGATGACTTCTTAAGATTTAAAACATTACATACTTATTGTAGAAGATATTTTACTGAAGAAGTTTTTGATCCAAAAGATGCAACTATTGATTTTGCATTAAACACAAAAATTATTAAAACAAGTGACCAAAGATTAGTAGATGATAATTTTATGTATAAGGATTGGTCTTTAGGAATTTATAGTAAGGCTAGGAATTTATTAATCCAACCAGAGGAAGCTTATAAGAGAGAGGGTTATAAAAAAGATTCTTTAGATATCTTCTTTAGGAAAATAAAAACTTATGAAAATTATAAACTACATGGATCCTCTAAACCTTTAATTGACTTTGATGATATGATTGAGAAGGCTATTTATTTAGAATTTCCTAAATTAAAAATATTAATATTAGATGAAGCACAAGATTGTACACCATTACAATGGTCTGTTATTTTTAAAATGGCAGATAATGTAGATCGTATTTATTTAGCAGGAGATGATGACCAGGGTATATATAAATGGAATGGCGCAGATCCAAAATATTTTACAAGCTTCTTTCCCGGTAGAAAAGTTAAACTAAGAAAGACTCAAAGATTTGGGGAAGCCATTTATAAATTTTCCCAAGTAATTAGAAGAGGAATTATTGATAGTGAAGAGAAACAATATGAGCATGGTGAAATAAATGGTTATGTTAAAAGTTATTTATCATTTAGAGAGATACCTTTTGAAAAATTAAAAGAGGATTGGTACATCTTAGGTAGAATTAATGAAGCTGTAAATGAGTTAAGAATGTTAGCTAAAGATGCAGGCCTTTACTACAAAGATAACAGAGACACTAAATGTTTTGATGTTAAACAATGGGAAGCTATTAAGTCCTGGACGGCTATTACTAAGGGTAAAAAAATAGATAAAAGACAAGCAAGAAATATGTATAAATTTATTAGAGAATTAGAAAAACCAGAGTTTAGATTAGATAAATTTTGGATGAATGAACCAGATTTAAAAGAATATAACTTTGAAGATTTAAAAGAATGGTGTGGTCTTCAATTAAAAGATGAGGATAAAACTAAACCTTGGTATTGGATATTAAGAAGAAATTTTAAACCACAACAAGTAAGACACTTTATTAGATTGTTAAGAAGATACGGACAAAAAGAATTAGATAAGGATCCATTAATTACTATAGATACAATACACAGTGTTAAAGGTGGAGAGGCTAATCATGTAGTGCTTTACAGTAAAGGTAATTATCCATCTGATTATGAAACTAAAAACAAACAAGAAAAAAGTGACGAACGTAAGGTTTGGTACACTGGTGCAACTAGAGCAAGAAAAACTTTACATTTATTACGAACTGACTATAAGTATAACTACCCAATTGGGTCTGATTATTTAATTTATGTCCAGGAGAAAAATGACAAGTAAAAATATATTTGATGAAGCATTTCCACAAGATAAGCAGATAGGGGGGAATCACTACAAGCAGTTTACGATTCAACCATGGGAGTTTATTAGAAAAAATGGATTAAATCCATTACAAGCAAATGTAATTAAATATGTTTGTAGATATTTATCTAAAGGTAAACCGTTTGAGGATTTAGAAAAAATAAAACATTACTGTGATTTAGAAATAAAACATTTGAAAGATGTCAAAACAAAAAAATAAATGTGAGCAATGTGATAAAGATGCAGTTATTATTGAAGATAAAAAATACTATTGTGGGGAATGCTACTGTAACAAATATAATATAAAGGCTAACGATGAACGGACTACAACTAACACTAACATTTAAAAAAGCATTATGGAATACTCCTAGTGAGTATAAAGATTTATCTAATGCAAAAGAAATAGCTATCGACTTAGAGACAAGAGATGATGGTATTAATAATAAACTTGGTGCTGGTTGGGCTTTAGGTAAAGGAAAGATTGTAGGATTTGCAGTAGCCGTTGAAGGTTGGAAAGGTTATTTTCCTTTTGGTCATTTAGGTGGTGGTAACATGATACCAGAGCAAGTTAAAAAATATATGAAAGATGTATGTGCTTTACCTTGTCCTAAAATATTTCATAACTCACAATATGATGTAGGTTGGTTAGAAGCATCCGGTATAAAAGTAAATGGAGAGATTATAGATACTATGATTGCAGCTGCACTTATAGATGAGAACAGATTTTCATATTCTTTAAATGCATTGTCTGTAGATTATCTTGGTGAAATAAAAGCAGAAACAGAATTAAGAGAAGCTGCAGCAGCCCATGGTATAGATCCTAAAGCAGAGATGTGGAAGTTACCTGCAGAACATGTCGGATATTATGCAGAGCAAGATGCAGAACTAACTTTAAAATTATGGAAAAGATTTGAACAAGAAATTAAGACTCAGAGTTTAACTACTGTATGGGAAATGGAGATGCAATTGCTTCCAACCCTAATAAAGATGCGTCAACGAGGAGTGAGAGTCCAAGTGGAAAAAGCTGAAGCATTACGAAAAGAAATGATGCACCAAGAAAAAGAAATACTACGGGATATAAAGAAAGAAACAGGAGTAGAAATAGATATTTGGGCACCCCGCCAGATTGCCAAAGCTTTTGACAAACTGAAGTTAGACTACCCACGAACCGAAAAAACAAAGGAACCATCGTTTACACAAAATTGGTTGATTAATAATAAAAACAAAATAGCACAATTAATTGTGAGTGCAAGAGAGATCAATAAATTTCATGGAACTTTTTTATCTTCGATCATGAAGTATCAAATCAATGGCCGTATCCATGGAGAGATCCAACAACTTAGATCAGATACTGGAGGTACCGTATCAGGCAGACTCAGTATGTCTAATCCTAACTTACAACAAATACCTGCTAGAAATAAAGAGTTTGGCCCCAAGATTAGAGGGTTATTTATACCGGAGGAAGGCTACCAATGGGGTAGCTTTGATTACTCGCAACAAGAACCACGGATGACGGTTCATTATGCATCGTCTTTAAACTATGAAGGCTCCGAGGAATTGATGGAAGCTTATAAAAATTCTAGCGCAGACTTTCACCAAACAGTAGCAGACCTGGTAGGTATTGAGAGAACTCAAGCTAAAACAATTGGACTAGGCCTTATGTATGGAATGGGAAAGAATAAGTTAGGTAATTCTTTAGGAGTAAGTAAAGAAGAGGCCGATGAATTGATTGTAAAATATAATAGGAAGGTACCTTTTGTAAAACAACTATCTGATAGATGTATGCTTAAAGCTGCTAATGATGGTGTGATTAGAACTAAGAAGGGTAGAAAATGTAGATTTGATATGTGGGAAACAAAAGACTTTGGCCTACATGTTGCAGA